CAGTGAAATGATGATATGAGACTTAACTCCCCCGTTTTGAGGCATCAATACCCCTACTTTGAACTAACAAAGCATCGGCTCTAACCTACCTTCCAAGTAGTCAGCTTGAATAGTTCTCCAGTGATCTATTTCATCTTCATCGATGTCTTCTTCTCGCCAGTCGTCATCCTCGATCACCGACTTCCAATAAGCGCACCGCTCTTTGAAGCGAATCAACTCGCCCTGGTGCTGCTCATCGGCTTCACTTTTAATATCGGATAAATCGACATCGCGGCATTGCATAGACCAACCGCGAGCGCCAGCTGCCCAGTAGATAAAATCGTCGGCCTTTTCTTTTGCGCTGTCACCTTCAAAGGTTATGCAAAACCGGTTCTGAGTGCTGGCGTGAACGCCGCGTTCCTTAATGGTTTTATTGATTTTCTCGGCCTGCTTTTCCAGCCGAATAATTCTGTGCTGTAACCTCTTTTGATAGTCGGTAGGCTTTTTTTCTTTAATGGCGATGGACTTGGCCACAATGGTTTGGGCCTTTTGCTTATTAAGCTTACGAACCTGGCGAGTAAGTGGCTTTTTCCACTGCTCGAGCTTATGGCCAAGTTCTTTGATCACCGCCGTTATGTTGTCGACATCGAATGTCGCGAGCGAGTCCCACCCTGGGGCTCTTGAACAACTGGCAATGCTGTATCGATTTCCTTTTATTAACCCTTGGTCTGCATTGGCGCCTTTAGCCGCGTAACCAACGGCTTTAATGATGTAGGAACCTGCCGCCTTTGGTTTCTTGATGCGTTCTAACTTAGCAAAGCCATTCCCCCATAATTGCTCGATACGTTTAGACCAGGCACTGAACAAATGCTTTTCAACTTCCCAACCTAATAAGATATGGCTGTGCGGGTTTGGCTCACCGTCTTCGTTCATTGGGCACTCGGCCACCCAGATGTAATGAAAGTCTTTGGGCTTTTGGGTTGGACCAAATTCACTCGGCTTACCTATATGGCCCTCGACCCAAACGGGGGTTAAGTCGCTATATTCGCAGCCACTGTCTGGATCAATTCTTACGGTATGGCTCGCCCACCAACCGCGTTGGAACATTTTCTTTAAGCCATCAAGCAAACGGGTATTTTCTTTGCCTATGGTTGTATCGAGAACTTTCTCGTAACTGAATTCTTGCTCAGGCTTTTGGCTTAGTAAGCAGTAATCGCCGGCGACCACGCCGCCACGGTTCATCACTTTCGGAAACGGCGTATCTTTAGTGGGTATCGTCCAATACTCTCCGGCAACATCGCAGATAGGATCCCAGATTTTCTTCTGCCCTTTCTTGGCTCGCGTCGTCACCATGTGGCGCTTATACACAATTGGAGAGTGAGCCCCGGCATTTTTGTATCCTTCACCATCCGTCATGCTGCCGAAAATCGCGTTTCGTTGCCATTTGGAAAACGTAGGCGTAAGGAACGTTTTAAAACCGTCGTGCTTTATTGCGGTGTACGCCGCGGCCTCGAATATTCGGGTTACGGATCGCGAAGACAGTTTCTCTGTATAGCGCTCACCAGACTGAGGTTCTGGCGCGTTGCTTGGTGATGTATCGACTTTTACCTGAAATTTATAGGTGTTATTCCACTCGCGATGCATGAAGTGAAGTGCAATTGGGGAAACACTCGGCTCTACCGAATAGTTCGCCTCTTCCTTACCACGCAAAACTTTGGCGCTACCATTCGCAGCTAACGCATAGTAGGCGTAGTGATTATCGTGAACCTCTGGGCTACTCAGTTCTGTCAAAGAGTAACTGTGAGTGAGCGTAGGGGCCATGTAGCGGGTGATTTCTTGCCACTTATCAACCCTATGTCGGCCTGTCCGACTTTTGCGCCCTTTGACTAGACTAAGTCTTTCAGCGGTTCCCGCTGCCGCTTCGCGGATGTGTTTGGTGCGAAAATTCAAGCCTTTGAAAACTTCAGTCCAGTTTTCAGTTTCTTTTATGTGGCGCTCTTTTCTTCCAAGAACCCTATCGTAAACAGGCAGTTTTTTAACAATTCCGGCATCTAATAGCTGCTGTTCTTGGTCGGTGTAAATTTTGGAACCTAAAAAACCAGCTCTGAAATGGCTGGCGTCGTTTTTCTTAATTTGGTCGTGGGGCATGACTGCCCCAACAGCATAGAGGAGTTGCTTTTTATCCATCACTCATCCATAAAATCATCGGGGTTACGGGTGATTTTTAGCTGAACTTGAATGGAGTCTTTACCCGAAAGCAGCGTGCCCAGTAGTACTTCGTTGTCTGGGTAGTTACCTTCGAGCATTTCGACAAGCAGAGTTTCGATATAACTTGGCGCTTGCGCGGCCATTTTGATGGCTTCACTCATAACTCGGCAAACTCCTGTGAATCTATGATCATAAAACCACCAGTGTGATTACCTTTCACAATCACGCCATTCAGTACATGAGTGCAGTTGAAATGATCACAGGCTTTATCGATGGCAAGTTCCTTTGATTCGAGTTCACCAAGCTGCATGTTCATCACACCTTGTGTTTCCGCATGGCGCACAATGCCGCCGCCACTATTTAGATACACAGCAAGAAACATCATGCTGCCACCTCCTGTTTTTTGATGAAGGCATTCGCTTCGCTAAGAAAAGCACGGGCTCTGGTTACTGTTCTTTCTGCATCGTCGGTTGTGCAACCGCCTTTTTGAATGATCTCGTAAGAACATTCGATGCACGCGCAACACTCTGCTAGGTGATCACGCAGGTAGTTAATCAAATGCTTCGCAATAAGATGGGTAGTATTGGCAAGTGAAATGACGCAGAACTTGTCATCGATACCGAATTGGCCGCCCGTTAATATGTGAGAAATCTCAGCGTTTAAGGCTTGGCCAGTTTTAACGCCTTTCTTGTCTACTTCTTGCAGGAACAGAATGTCGCCAACTTGGTAGTCTCGGTCGTTCATGCGTACTTCGGAAGTCTTACGGCCAGCCAGTACTTCTTCGAAGTGTTCAGAGCGGATTTTCAGCTCGTGTAATCTCAATCTGTTCATGCTGCCAACTCTGCGTCTTTGGCCTCTACGACTAAATCGGTCAGAATATCTTCAATTATCAAAAGCTCATTAAGAGTGGCATCTCCCCCTAATTGCACTGGGTAATGCGTTGTATTCTCGGAGAACACAACCACATTCAGGCAATTCAAATTTGATGAGAACTCAATACGAACGCTGATAAGATCTGCATTCTCCAACGCTAGTTGGAACAAACTATTGATAGTGAATTTAATGGCACGAAAATTTGCTGCTTTAGAAGTGTTAGTACTCATGTCTATGCTCCTACGCTGAGACAAAAAAAGGCCCCCTGTTACAGGGGCAGGAATTAAATCCAATTACGCTGTAAGCGCTGCAACCTGCGATTAATCGCGGCTCTTTGAGCACCACTTTTTGCGTTATCAAATTCTTCACGTAATTTGCCCATGACTTGAGTAGCCACTGAAGATCTAGCCAGCTTAAGCTGCTCCAGTCCTCGAGCTTTTTGTTCTTTGGTTAACCCGTATGCGGGTAAATCTGGGCATGGTTGGTGAATGGGGTTAGTCGTAATCATTAGGTGCTCCTTAGGCCAAACCCGGAATAGGTGCACCATTGGCGATAAAGTCCATCCCCATACTTAGAAATGGGGTGACGCCTGTGGTGCGGTTTTCAACATCGGAGATCAACAGCACCAAATTACTGATGCTGGTTTGAGCCTTTTTGATGATGTTGTGTTTGTGGGTACGGGTTAGCCTGGTTGTTCCGGCGTGTTCTAGCGCCATGCGAGACAAGTCGCCCGAGTGCATGGCGTTTTCTAGTGCACGTTTTATGAAGGTTTCTTCACTTTCATCTTGTGGGATGTGCGCGGTAACAATGCCGAGGCCAAGCAAAAGACTATTAACAATGGTGTAGTTGCCACTGGCTTTAGTGATCAACACAAGCTCGACGTTGGTTAACACGTGCGGTTGTTCTGGGTTTAACTTGTTGCGAAGCATTGTGGCGTTCATTCCGGTGGCCTTTGCAAGCTTGGTCATGTTCTCGGAGTTCGCAAAAGCACAACACGCTTCGTTAAATGCCTTTTGTTTTGTGCCACGGAATTCGCACATTGAGTCAATGTCATCCATAACGAATACTCAATTGAAGAAGAAAGGAACGAAAATGAATGCCCAACCAAGAACATTGAGCCACAAAGGGCAATGTTCTTTGGTCGGAATAAGTGAGGAGTTGTTCATGCCCTACCCCAAATTGTCCATCGCTTCACGAGTGGCCATTTCAACAAGAGCAACCATGTTGATGAGTGGGGTTTCTTTTTCTTTAACCTTTCTTTTAATAGGAAGTTTGCCATCGCTTACCCAATCCATAATGGTGCGTTTGGGCATGCCAGAGAAGTGTGAATACTGCTCGTAAGTCATAAAAGGGGTATTTATTACTACTTGGTATGAAAGCATGGTGGTATCCTTGTAAGTCATTGAATGTTACATAGCGCACGATAGAGTTGCCGCTCATATCGTCCATATGCGAGAGATTATTGATCGAATATGCGAGAAAAACAAGTCCAACTGCCATCATTTGATTATGAAGGTGGGAAACTCGTCACAGAACGACTTTGTTATGCACTTGAAGCTAAGAACTTAAGAGAGCTTTCTTCTGTGCTAAATATCCCGACTTCTACAATGTCTACTTGGCATAAGCGAAACCTTTGCCCATATGAGGTTGTACTGCGAGCCCATATGTATACTGGGGTTTCCGTTAAATGGTTGACACTTGGTGAGGGCGAGCCGTTTCCCAACCGTGTGGTTAAAGAGCATCAATCTAAACGTCTTGAGACCAAGTTACTTTTCGACATTGACTCATTTTTAATTCTCAATGGCGAATTAAAGGAGTTGAGAACTCTCACATTCGACAAAGCGCTTTTACAAGAAATCTCAGTCATTAATGCCATGGCGATTCGAGAGGGTGATTTAACATACATCATCGATAAAGAAGTTCGCCAAGCGGTCGCAGGAACATATCTAGTAGATATGGACGGCCTACTCTCTTTGAATGAGATTCAACGTTTACCAGGTAAGAAGCTTGCGATCAGCTTTAATGGTTCAACGCTTACAGTTGATGAAGATGATGTAAGGGTTGCGGGTAGAGTTGCTTTGGTGATGGAGAAGAAGTAGGTGACAATGAGATTAGTCAAAGTGAACCTTTCACAGAAAAGAACAAAAATATTATTAAGTTTGATAAATGATATTGAAAGGCTATTGATCAATAATAGCCTGGTTTTTAGCAAGTCACCAAGAAACCAGGCTAGCTTTGAACGTATAGCCCTTCAGTTCACAACTGAGTTAAATAATAGCCAAAATCAGAGCATAAGCAATGAAACCCTATTGCTTCTAAATAAAGCAACACGAAACCTATTGCGCTCAACAACATTAACTGATGGACTACGTACTGAACTTCAACACTTATCTGACATATTGCAAAATACAGCAGTTGGAGAACCTTTAGATTCAAATGTATTATCGGGACAGATTAATCAATTATCCATAAGACAATCAGAACTAAATAAACTAGTAAAAACGTCAGTTGAACGAATAAATAATGACACAGAAAAAAGTATATCTAATATCTCACGATTCTATGACAAAAAGATACTGCAGCTACAAGAATTAGAAGCTAACATTTCATCGTCTACAAGCAACGATATTAGCAAGCAACTTTCTAGCGCATTGAGAGATATTGAAAAAACTTCTAACAATCAAATTAACACCATAAAACTGGATATTAGAACAGAAGCGACGAAAGCAATAGATAGTGCTATAGAAAACACAATATCTAGCCTAGATAAATATAGAGATGAGACAATTGATGACGTAAAGTCACAGGTCGATTCATTGTCCAGTAATGTTTCTCAACAAATAAATGAATTTGTTGAACTGAATCAGGCATTAAGAAAGACTCTAAACTATATTGCTACAGATGCACTAGCTGATACAAGTATAAAGCAAGCCAATAGTGAAAAAAGTACCGCCGACTTATTAAGGGGGGTTGGTATTCTTTGGTTACTATCTGCAATAATTTATTTTATAACACATTTTAATTATAGCGATCTAGTAAACCAGGAAGGAGCACCCCAGTACACATTGATACTATTGAGAACATTTATCATTGTATTCTGTTCTGCTCCTGGTTTCTATATTTTAAGAGAGTCTGCAAGACATCGAACTGATGAAAGACGGTATAGACAAAAAGGAATACAGCTAGCGACTATCGACGGCTATTTTGCTGAATTCGAAGGCCAAGATAAAAATGAAATTAAAAAAGACTTATCTAAGCACTACTTTCATGGAGATGACCACTTTGTAGATGCATCCTCAGTGGACAGAGTTCAGTCTAGTTATGATAAAGTCTTTGACAGTGTTTTAAACAAAGCTTCAAGAAAAAATCAAAAAAATGGTAATTAAAGTTCCTTAGAGAATTGACACTATGTTTTTTGTAATACAACTTAACAATTCTACGGCTAGGAGTAAAAAATGTATTTTAATGGCTATATGACCTACTTTAATGTGGAGCACTGTGGTTTATACAAAATAAAAGGAGACAAGTGCCTTGGCTTAGATCTCTCAGAAACATTTGACAAAATAATGGATTGGGTTCAAGACCGACCTCTTTCAACAACCATCCCTTGGGATCCGAACACAACTAGAGACAACAAAC